TTCCATATGCTCCCTCTGCGTCCCGTGAGCACTTCTAAGGGTGATGTAATGAATCCAGGAGCGAACACTCCCACTCATATAAAGGCGCGTCTGAGTCGCCTGTGGAAGCACAAAACGAGCACACTCCTTGGCAACACCATTTTCAAGCATTCTATTATAAAGTCTCAGAGAAGACTCAAAATGCTTACGGATATCTTCTTGAAGACTTAGTTTTATAAAATCTCCAAGATCATCTGTACTATTTTGTCTATTTTTTGTATCTTGCCTCCGCAGATCAGGTACAGGAATTTCAAGTTGAAGTTCTGTACTGTCTGCATACCTCTGACTGAATTGCTGAAAAGTAAAACTCCGATGACGGAGGATTTGCGTAGCAATCGCAAGCGAGGTATTAATCTCAACTGTAAGGAATGCATGTTCGAAGATGCTCCAGTGTTGATTCTTGATGCAATATTTAAGCAATCCTTCAAAAGAACTATTGTCCTGATTCTTTGGATTACTTACCCGAGCACAATATGCAATATGCTTTTCTGCATCGGGGGTAACAGAAATTAATTTAGCTAACTCATTCATACAAACCAACTTCCCTTTAATGTTTTATAAGATTGACGTAGTGATTTAGTGAGTTTTTTGATTTGCTTATATGCTTCTTCGGTTGATATTTTTCCACTGCTTGCAAGTGCAGAAATATACCCGACGTGAGTAGCATAGACACCAAGATTATTCTGTGCCGCAATATCAAGAAAGTCTCCGTCTCCACTTGGTACAGCAAAGATAAATTTTTCAGTTTCTTTTTCCATAAGTTCAATCGTCGTCGTCTTCGAATACTTCGTCATAGTCTCTCACATCTCCAACATAGGGTGCAATTTTTTCATACACATAAGCTTCTGGACTTGAATATACTTCTGCTTTGAGAGAATCAACCAGAAGTTCCAGATTCTTAATTAGTATTTTAAGCTTGTCTTGATTCATTGTTTTTCATCCTTAGCAAAGATATTATAGACAAAAAAAGAGAGGGTGTCAACCCTCTCTTTAAAATTTTAGAATTCCAAATATTCCATCTTTCTCTGCAATCGCAGAACAAGTATCCGTCCAGTCTCCACAACACATATACATTGTACCATTCTGTTCACGAATATTTGCGTGATGAATATGTCCCACAATCACTCCATCATAAGAAGCAAACTTTCTCACATAACGAATCAAATCCATTTCATAATTATCAATAAATCTCTTTCCTCTTGGAAGAGCTTTCAGAAAGTTTACCAAAGAAAATCCAATAGTTTTATTCAGAAAGTTATTCAATGGCGTGATTGTCTCATATCCCTTATTCATAAAGTATTGTTTCCAAGAACCAGAAGAGAACTCAGAATACATATCACCGTGAACACATAAGAACCTTTTATTCTTACTAGTATGAACATACTCATTACAGATGACAAGATTATCAAACTTGAAAGATTTATTGTTTACATATTTTCTTGCCACTGCATCGTGATTACCAAGAACATAAATTACTTCTGTTCCTTTTCTACAAATATCAAGTATTTTTTCTACTGCCTTTGTATGCCTTGCTCTCCAATGCGTATTGTACCTTTCCATACAATGCACATCAAGAATATCACCAACCATTACAAGTTTCTTGGTATCAAGTTCATTTAGAAACTTGAGAAACTTTTCAATATTACATCTGTCTGTTCCTAAATGAACATCAGAGATAAAGACTGTATCGTAAGTCATCGTTCTATGTAAGAGAGTGTATGATTTGTTGAGTATAACTGCTGAATGACCATATCACAACCCAATTTTGGATTGGAATCTCCACAGGTATAGACATCTACTGCTGCCTTACCTTCCTCGGGCCAGGTATGAATACTGATATGACTTTCTGAAAGTAAACAAATTACAGTTACTCCTTGAGGATCAAATTTTTTAGAAATTGTTTGAAGTACTGTAGCACCACTTAAAATTGCTGCTTCCTCTAACAACTGAATGAGATAATGCTCGTCATTCAAAAGAACGAACGAGCATCCATACAAATTTAATAAGTAGTGCTTTCCCATCAATCTACCGGGTCCTCTGTTGCTTCTTTAATTAATGAACTCACAACTTCTTCTGTGCCATCAATTGTTTTGACAATATACAGAGGAGATTTCATATATTTTTTAATCTTCTTATATCTCTTCAATAGTTTGTTTACTTCGTCATCATTAATAATAATTTTTGCCTCGCCGCTTTTAATTTTTTCGGCACCAAATCCTGCACTCATTTTCTTTTTTTTGCCTCTTTAGGTTTATATCCCCAAACTCTAGGGTTTGTTCTTCCGTAACCAAAATCAATTTTCTTGACTGCCCCAGGTCCATACTTGTCATAGTACATATCAAATATTCTCACGTTTTTACCACGGCAAAGATCCATATGAGTTTCTCCATTAACTTCATACCAAATTAATTTGGCATCACTTGGAAATGTAGGATCTTTTGCCTTTTGTAATATAGTTTTTTCCAAAAGGATTTCGCACCCATACTCAGAGGGGGCAATTTTGTTCTCTTTAGGTTTGTCCAAAATTGTCTCCTCTTGAGTATTTTTTACAACATTACCAGTTCTATTCACGAACGGCCGCCCCAAGTAATATCAGGGTATGCCTCCTTAACAAGATCCAAATCTACTTTGTATTTGGTACTCAGTTTTTTGTCCTTTACAAGGCAGAGAATTTCTGCTTCACGAGGATGCAGTCCTTCCAAAATTTGAATGAACATTGTTTCTCTACGCAGAGAAGTAAGACTATCATTACCACCCTTTACGAAATGGTAAAGTTGTTGATACTCTCTACGAAGTGATGTGTGATCAGTTCCCACAGGAACTTCATTCTGAGTATAAGGAACTTCTCCTTCTGGAATCATTGAAACTACGGTATCATCAAAATTCCAAATAAAAATGGATTTCAATGAGTCTGTTTCGTATTCTTTAAGAATTTGAATTCTCTTTTCTCTTGTTCGTTGTTGACTCACAAGATCAAGAATTTCAAAAATAAATGGATTGGGCGGCAATTTAACTGCCGCCACTGGAGCTCTTTTAGTCTTCGTCGGTGTCTTCGTCGTCGTCATAGTCATTTTCAAATCGTACTGCTATTATTTCATCGGGATACATATTCCCATTTTCATCAAACATTTCTGGATGTGTTGGGTACATATAGGATCTTTCATAGAAATGTTGCTTTAACATCCATCCTAATATACCACCAACAAAAAAGAAAATTATTGAAACCAATGTGCCTATGGTGAGTGCTACTGCTAACATTTGTTTGCTCCGGAGAGTTTATTTTTTTCTTATATCAAAGTGAAATTCAACAAAAAAATCAAACTCTCGTTGAAAGAGAGAAATCATTTTACCAAACTTCACTTGAAAAGTTTTTGGTTCGAATGATTTCTTCCTCCTATTTCTAAGCAACAACTCAATGCCCCGATTAATTTGAGGCACATTTTTATTTAGTTTGCTTTTTTCTTTCTCGTCTTCTATCATAAGAAACTTTTTATCAAACCAATTTTTGTTCCTGTAGATATTTTACGGTATCTGAACAACCACCAAGATGTTGTTCATCATTTAGAATTACTTGAGGAAATGTAGAACCTTCACCAAATTCGGCATAAAACTGTTGCCTATCAAAATTTTCTCCAAGATTATAAACAACGTGCTCAAGGTTTGACAATTCTAGCACCTGTTTGATTTTGCTGCAATAAGGGCAGCCATCCTTTGAATAAACTGTAAACTTCATAAGATTAAAATTATTGGTAGGATTAAGGTTAAAATTCCTATTATAAATCCCCCTATCTGATAAAATAGGGGGTTAATACTATCGGGATCCATAAATTTTATTTATAAAATTCTAACGAATCACCATAATTGAGTTATGTCTTTCTGGAGTATATAAACACAGTTGTGCAAATGAAACTCCAATGCCCATAAAGATAATAAAACTAAACGAGAGAGTAATCCATTCTTTCATTGACTGCAATCCCCGGTTCGGGTCCTCCACGAAATCAAAAATAGATCAATCACATTTTCTCTACAAGACTTTTTAGATGCGCCCTGTTCACCAGCCATAATGACTGTTGGAGGAACGACTATAGGAGCACCACCGCCACCAGGAGAGAAGAATGATGGGGGATTATATTGGGAGGTTTGATACTGGGCATTAGCAATCGTTGGAGCAAAAAGAGCCAACGCACTCATGACAAAAAGGGAACGCGGAATCATGATAAGGTCAAGTTGGACAAATTTATTCTACTCGGAATTGCTTGGCGTGTCAACAAAAAATCAGAGGGGGTTCAGGATGCATTGTTTCTTCTCGTCCCATACTTGTATAGATTTGGATTGGTTTGTGGTTTCAACCAATTCAGAATGGCATCACATCTTTCTTCTGTAAAGAAGTCTTGATTATAATACCAAGTTTCCCAATCACTATGAGCCTTGGAACGATTGCAATTTTCACAACAGCATACCATATTTGTTAGAAAATCGCTACCACCTTTACATTGTGGTACTACATGGTCAATCGTGAGTTTATTTGTGCCTCCACAGTAAGCACATTTATTATTCCATTTTTCTCGAATTGACTTTCTCCACATTCGTTTTGCTTCTGCTGATGAACTCGTATGTAAATGATACAAATAATCTGAAGAAGAATTATAGAGTTCCATGTAGGAAAGCATCTATGAGTATTTATTTGTCTTTTGTTGGTTTATAATCTGATGGTGGTTTGAAATCTGCTGGTGGTCTATAAAGATTGGGCCAGGTATCTCTGATGATTTCTGCGAGTTTATTTGATGTGGTGGAGGTTATCATAGAAGGGACATTAGAAAGAGGAACACTCCGAATAACTGGAAGAGCAGGAGGATGGTTAGCATAAAAAAAGGAACTCCGAAGAGTTCCCATTTATTATATCAACCGATTGCGGGTGCAGTCAAGGCAACTGGTGTTGCTTCTGCTGTTGCAAGGTCAAGAGGGAAGTTGTGGGCATTACGTTCGTGCATAACTTCTAGTCCGAGACCTGCACGATTCAGAATGTCTGCCCAGGTAGGGATGACACGGTTCTGACTATCAACAATACTTTGATTAAAGTTGAAGCCATTCAAATTGAAGGCCATAGTAGACACGCCAAGAGCAGTGAACCAGATACCCACGACGGGCCAAGCAGCAAGGAAGAAATGCAGACTACGAGAATTGTTAAACGAAGCATATTGGAAGATGAGACGACCAAAGTACCCGTGTGCCGCAACAATGTTGTAGGTTTCTTCTTCTTGACCGAACTTGTATCCATAGTTTTGTGATTCATTTTCAGTAGTTTCACGAACCAGAGAGGAAGTAACCAGAGAACCGTGCATAGCACTGAACAGAGAACCACCAAATACACCAGCAACTCCAAGCATATGAAAAGGATGCATCAGAATGTTATGTTCTGCCTGGAAGACGAGCATATAATTGAATGTGCCAGAAATACCAAGAGGCATAGCATCAGAGAAAGAACCTTGACCGAAAGGATACACCAAGAATACGGCAGTCGCAGCAGCAACAGGTGCGCTATAAGCAACCATAATCCAAGGACGCATACCTAAACGATAGGAGAGTTCCCATTCACGTCCCATATAGCAGAAGATACCAATGAGAAAGTGAAATACAACAAGTTGAAAAGGTCCACCATTGTATAACCACTCATCCAGAGAAGCAGCTTCCCAGATAGGATACAAGTGAAGTCCAATAGCATTAGAAGAAGGAACAACAGCACCAGAGATGATGTTGTTTCCGTACATTAATGAACCAGAAACAGGTTCACGAATGCCATCAATGTCCACAGGGGGAGCACCGATGAATGCGATGATGAAACAAGTGGTTGCAGCAAGCAACGTTGGAATCATCAGAACACCGAACCAACCAACATAAAGACGGTTATCGGTAGAAGTCACCCAGGAGCAGAATTCGTCCCAGACATTAAAAGTTTTGCGTGTAGCAATTGTAGCAGTCATTTTTCGTTAAAGGGGTAGATATGAGTTCAGGAGGTGCTGAACGGTAAAAGTATTCCTATGCAACCCTCCTGCATAGGTATAAGGACGGATTTTACTTGCCTATTCCTGGTGCGGCAAGGTTAAGAAACATTACATTTCTTAACATCTATTTATTATACTATTGTCAGGAAATGCTGTCAATAGGTATGAGTACTTATTATTAGATTTTTTCCTAAATATTTCAAGAACCTTCCAATAATGTCTAGGGACTTCAATACTCCGATTAGAGAACCGTGGAATGGTCCTATTCATAGGATATTGAAGGCAATAGATAATCATACAGACATTTACATAAAAACCGGAGATATCTGGCATGAAGAACAAGCCGAATATCTCCGTAAATATGTTTATAATTTAAAAGACTGGATACGCAGTCAAGAAAATTAGATTACATTACAACATCTCTTGTAATACATCTTACGATCATCCAATCCATTATAACCACCATTTACTCTGAGAGTAACCTGCTCTACGGTTGGATTCGTATCACATAGAGAATTCATTTGATTATTCATCCACCAGAAACCAGCACTGGTAAACGGATAACGAGTTGCAACATATGCTACACCATCCATCACATCGGCATCCTTGATATAGTTGGCAAATGCCTGATAGTTTGCTCTACCAGTCAGTTGAATGTAACCAGCACCTTTATATCTTGGACCATCACCAGATTGAGTATTACCAAGATCATCACGACCCTCATAAGCATCACCTGATGCCAGTTCCAGGTTATATCTTCCACCACCACTTTCGTGAGAAATCTGTGCGAGGAAGTGGCGAATACGAACAGGAGTAGTGATATCAAAAGTCTTCAGGCACTTATTCAACTCAACAATCTCTGTATCTTGAATGAGTTTAGTAGTACAACCCCAGATGAATGCAAGTTGTTCTTTTGAAACAAGTTGCATACCATAAACTGGTGGTTTTGTTCTATAGAGTTTTGCAAACTCTTCCAGAATCTCAGGTGCTACGTGCTTTTGAAGATACTCCCATGCTTTTAGTTGCTCTGGAGTATTCTTATTATACTTAATCGCGTCTAAAAAGTTAATAGTCATGTGAAAATCCTTCCCCATCCATCGTTCCCATTTGGGCACCAACGAGCAACTAATTCAGACTTCTTATAGATAGCACCCTTACCATTATAAACATCCCCAGTATAACCATCGTTGAGTGAACCGTAAGGATCATTTACAACATAATCACCACCTTCTGTCTTACCAACTACAACGACCATGTGGCCCCCAGTAGGATTAGACAAAGAACCTCTATGGAGAATGCCAATAACCACAGGTCGTCCAGCAGACAACTCACAATCAATATCTGCGAAAGACAGATTGTAACTAAACTGAGAACGGATACCGTAGTCAGACAATGCTTTTGTTTGAACTGTGTGATCTGTTGTATCACCGATTGAAAAGACTTTGCGAACATACGCATCATCTCCTTGTGCTCCCTTTAGTGTGCCTGGTTTGAAATATTGAAGACACATTGCACAACTGGAACTATTACAAGTGCGTGATGCATCAGTATAGTTATCAGTCTGTGGATAATAAGGAACATCTAAACGAATAGATGACTTTGGTTTTTCAACTTTGGTTCGGTAAATACGAACCCAATTTGCACTATCCTCAAGCAGTGCCGCAGCATACTTCTCAATATTTGATTGAAGTTCATCTACTGCAGCAACGTGCTTTGGATTTTTTGCATCATAATTCTTAAAAAAGTTATGCAAATCTATTTTCATACAAATCTCTTTATGCCCTCTATTTATTTCACCATAACCCAGGAATAATCTGTCCTGTTAGAGCATACGCACCAAGAGCAGCAATTACTCCCAGCATTGCAAAACGTCCATTCAGTTTTTCTGCACGTTCGCTATAAGTTTCTTGTTCGTGTTTCATTTGATCTTCCTCAGTAATGTACATTTTAGGTTCTCTGGCGAACATATTTTGGCGTCCACCATCTTCAGTCGTAACAGTCATTAGTGCTTTATGAAGTTTTACAACAATATTATATAGAAAAAAAGAGAGGGTGTCAACCCTCTCTTGAAATTAAACTATCAGAACTTGAAACCAAGTCCGACAGTGCCAGTTACATTGTAACCTTGACCACTGCCGTAGTTGTAGGTAGCTCTACCAGCATTTACGGATCCAAAGGTTTCGGCACCAGTGTTACTGAACGGAATCTTAGCATCGGCAAATAGAACGATGTTCTTTGCTACGGATACTTCCGCACCTGCAACACCGATACCAGCACCCTGATTGCCACCCACCTGGCCGCCAGCACCAACATAAATGTTAGCAGTAGATACTTTGGATCCATCAGCAAGAGTACGACGGGCAACGGGAATATCAAGAGTAGCAAGTCCACCACCGAATACACCACCACTCACATAGTTAGGAGTAGAAGTCAAGGTCACATAAGGACGAGCGGAGACGGCATACTGGTTACCAAGATCAAATGCCTTCACACGACCTTGAAGAGTGATACCTGACTCATAAACACGAGCAGCATTAGCAGTAATGCCAGGATAGTTAGCAGCATTACCAGCAAAGGCAATACCACCATAGTTACCAACACCGAGTTCACGACGTTGAGTTGCAGTCACAGCAGCAACTTCCAACTTGGTTACACGGTTGCTCACAGCACCGATTTGTGCCCGAAGAGCAGCACCCAACTGAGCATCTGCTTCAGTATAAAATGCAGTGATGTTATCCAGGCAATGATTGGTCAAAGCAAAAACTTCATTGCGAGTTGCATCAGCACCAGGCTTAAGAGTGCCATTAGGATAACCAGCAAGACATCCATAGCGTGAGTTAAGATTTTGAATTGCCTGATATGCCCAATCGGTAGGTTGCAAATCCGAATAGGTAGCAGGAGCAGCAAGTACAGGAGCAGAGGTTGCAATAACGGCAGCACCGGCAAGAATTGAACGAGTAATCATAAGTTTTATTAAAGTGAAATGTTAAAAGACTTTTTAGGAGTCTCAAGAACCTATTTAGTGTAACATATTGAAATGTGAATGTCAACCATCTTGTTGTGATTGTGCGGCAGAATTTTCGGTTATCCGCCCAAGGTAAGGATCATAATCCATATATTCTTTGATGTCAATATTTGCGCCATTTTGAAGCCAAAAATTTGATAGTGCCTCATAGTTTGCTTTATGAAAAGCATCTATATGTTCAGGGTGAATAGAAGATCCCAATTCAATCTTATAAAGAAGAAGAGGAATTGAATAAGTATTTGCAGTATTATAAATTAAATCATCTGCAACAGGACGAGGTTTAACTCCATTATCA